TTTTTTATTAGTTAAAGTATTATAATTACCATCAAACAAAACAGGTTTATTAGTTAAAGTATTATAATTACCATCAAATAAAGTTGGCTGATTAACTAAACTATTATAGTCACCATCAAATAAAGTAGGTTTATTAGTTAAAGTATTATAGTTACCATCAAACAAACTAGGTTTATTTGTTAAGTCATTATAATCACCACTAAAATCACTTGTTCCTCCTCCACCACCAGAAGATTGAGCAACCCAATCATAGTCAGTACCATTCCAAGATAAAACTTGATTAGTAGCAGCTGTTGATAAATTTAAATGATCATCTACATCTGCGTTTCTGTAATAAGTTATCCCCAATGGAACATTAATTAAATCATTATAGTCACCACTTTGAGCAATAGCATGATAAACGGGTACACCATTTAAGTCACCATAAGCACCACTTGACGCTACAGCAGCTAAAGTACCAGTTTGTATAAATGAACTAGCCCCGTAACCATCTAATTTATCAGCATTAATATTTAATGCGTTAATGTATGGTTGTGTTATTCTAGCATCTATATCTGTATTAGCTCTTGATGTTGTGTAGTATAGATTAGATAAACCCTCAGGTACATTGTTTGTAGTTTTAGTACTGAATCTTGTATCCCATGATGTATTAAAATCAGAAATATTTAATTTAGTATTAACTACATTAGTAAGATTAGTAGCAAAACTAGCATTATCATTTAACGCTGTAGCTAATTCTTCTAACGTATCTAACGTACCAGGTGCACCGTTAATTAAGTTTGCTATCTGTGTATCAGTATAGTTTTGTAAAGCGGGGCTAATTAAACTTTCAATTTTAGTATTAAAATCAGTTAAAGTAATTTTAAATTCATCGCCTGAACTGTTTCTAGATAAGAATAATAAGTCCGCATTATCTATAGAAGTTGTTGTAGAGTAAGAGTCAATATCAAAAGAAGCACCTGCAGCACCAGTTAAACCAGTTGGGCCTTGAGGGCCAGTAGCACCAGTTGAACCTGTAGGGCCTTGAGATCCCGCAGTTCCTGCAACACCTTGAGCACCAGTTAAACCTATTGAACCTTGAGGGCCAGTATTACCTGTATCACCTTTTAAACCCTGTGAACCTGAAGGCCCTTGAGTTCCTTGAGCACCAGTATCACCTTTATCACCTTTTAATCCAGTAGCACCAGTTGAACCTTGTGGGCCAGTAGCACCTGTAGCACCTGGGTTACCCTGAGGCCCTTGGGCACCAGTTTCACCTTGAGGCCCTTGAGGCCCTTGAGCACCAGGTCTATTTGTACCTACAGTAAGGTTTATCTTATTGTTATCTGTAATTTTTATTGTCATTTTAATTCCTTATTGTGGTTGATATCTTATTACAAATAAGAATCTTATTGATTTAATTTCTTCACCATTTGTCCATTGAAGTTTCATAGCAACAATATAAGGACTAGCAGTATCAGGTGATGCAGTATGTATATGACCACCATGATCAAAGTCTGATAATAAAGTACTAGGTACCTTAAGATCAAATGACCCTTGAGTTGCGTTTCTAATTAAATCTGTTGAAGTATAACTTTGAACATTTGCATTAGGATGTTTAGTTAATGAATTAATTGTTATACTACTTCTAGCTTCAGTTACATTAGCTGTAAATAATTCTGTTGCTAAAGTAAATGTTGCAGTTGAATAGTCAAGATTTTCATCTCCACTAACATTTAAAAGGAATTGATTGCCTTGTAGAACTTCTCTAGCGATAACTTGATCAGCACCGCCTAAGAAGTGTTTAATATTACTTATTCTCATTTTTTATCTCCAATAGGGTTATGAGTTTAATATATAACTATAGCTATATACCATTGTCGTTAATTATTAGTTAATATCCAACCGTTACCAGTTAAGAATATAAACTCCGTACCAGTTCTATTATTAGTTATATTGTAGTTACTACTAGAACCTTGTATATTTTTTGAATTACCATCTATAATAATATTATTAGTTGATGCATTAGCACCAACATCTATTATTTTAATTATATCACCATCATCTGGTGAGGCGGGTAAAGTTATTGTTACCGTATTACTTGTTGTATCTATAAAATAACCTTGCCAATAAGCTTGATTAGTTACAGTAAAATCAGCAGTTTTAATTGTATTATCCCATTCTCCTGTATGTGCTTTAACAGCATCAGCGGGTAATGTAACAGTCTTACCAGTAAAATCTACAACTTGTGCTATTTGATTAGTACCAACAGCACCATTTTGAATTGAACCAGTACTTACTGAATTAGTACCAACATTAGTACTTGCATTAGCGGGACTCCATGCACCAAAATTTACAGGTGCAGAATAATTACTTCTTGAAAAAGTGTTTGAAAGTTTTACATATAAATATAAATCAGCAGTTGTTGGTATATTCTGTATCGGATAAGTCTGAACTGTATTAGGTACATAAGTACCAGTTGGTGCTGAAAATGCACCTGCAAAATATTTAGTACCTGCTAATCCTTCTGAATAATAAACCTCAGCATTTTCAACATTAGCTTGATTAGGAATTGTAAATCCTAATTCAATATTAGGTACACTAGCACTAGGGTATGAAGCATTAATAATTAAGTTAGTAGCATCAGCAACACTAGCATATCCTTTAGTTGAATTTATATTAGGTAATACATCTCTAGCCCTTATTGTAGCAACTGTATAATCTTCAGGGTTATATTCTTGAGCAGTTATATAGTATCCTTGTACACCACCTGGTAATTCAGTTTCAGATATACTATTAATTTTAAATTCTTTACCATTAACATCACCAGTGCTTACTAATCCTGTTTGTACAGTCATATTAGCTATATGAGTAACAGTTAAAAACCGAACATCTTTATAATTACCATTATTGCTGTATCTATTTACAGGTGTTAAATGTAATACAAAACCACCACCTTGATTGTTTAATGCTGGCCCTACGTAATTAGAATTATTTTCCACTAAGCTTACAAATTCACCTAGTTTATTATTTGCTTTAATCTCATCAACCGTTAAAGTTTCTGAAGTATCTTCAAATAATCCATGTATACATTCATGCCAAAATATTTTTAATTGATCACCAGTTGCAACATTATAAGGCATTGTAATAACCATTGGTGTACCATCAAAACATAAAACATCTCTGTGTTCACTATAATCTCTAAGTTTATATTGTGCTTTAGGATTAGATGAATTATTACCATTATTTACATTATGTCCAGTTACATTAAAAAATAGCTGTCTAGCTTGATCAAAATTATAATATGTATCTTCTACAGTAATAACATCATTAACTTGTAAATGATTTGAATTTGTATCTGTTTTAAAAGATATTATTTTTGAACTTCTAGTTTTATTTAAAAATACTGTACCAAGTCTTTGTGCCTGAACATTACTATTAATAAATTTAACATCTAGATCTTTTGATAATACTGGCTCATTAAAATATTTAGTAGTATAATCTAAAAATACTTGATCATCTTGATAGTTATCTTGTTGAGATTTAAATTTTATAGTGAGTTCATTTAAGTTAGAATTAAACCCATCATTTAAAACTGATACATCTCCATAAATATTTTTCTCATCAAATCTATCTCTACTACCACCTGTAGTATCTGTTATCATTTGAAACTTACCTAAAGTGTAACTAAATATAGATTGTGAGTTACTAACAATATCAGATATATTTAAATCTTTTTCATCATTAGTATTTATATGACCATTACATTCATATCTTTTACTTGTTACTGAATTACCATTAGGATCTTCATGCGTAACTAAAGCATCACAAAATTGTTTATGAGCATAAAATGTATCTAAATCTAAATCGCTATCATTAATAGATAAACCACATCCATAAACTTGATTAGTTAAATAATCAGCTAAACATTCAGCAGGGTTATTTGAATACGTACCAAAACCATAACTCAATATACTAGCGGGTACTTGGGCTGTATAATATTGTTGGTGACTAGTATATGTAGATGTTGAATCTACACCCAATGAATCAGTGAAAACTGTTTCTCTAAATCTTCTACCACCCCACTTTTTAATATCTCTAGGATCAGCAAAAGCATTACTACCATTTAAAGGATTTTGACTAAGTAATCCATATGCTCTCTCTGCATATTGAGCTTCAGTCCAATTTGTATAAGATCCTCCTGTAGGTGTAAGTGAAAGCGTACCTAAACCCCATTTTTCTTGATGGTTAACTCCTGCTATATCTGTCCAATCATATAATAACCAAACTCTTGTTTCCTCATTACCTGCAACATTATCACTATATGATGTTGTATAATTATTACCCCATTGTTTAATATTTAATCCGTTAATTATTCTCTCACCATTATCAGATGTTACAACACCAGTAATTGGATCTGTATAAGATGTTGGTTGCCAATTTGCATATCTTAAATTATTACTACTATGATTAACAATATGTTGTTCATTAATTTGTACAAAATCAAATTCAATTTCTGCACCTGTACCTTGACCTGTAGGTGTTACTCCATTAACTAAATAATCATGAATATCAGTAGGTGCATTAGGATCTGTAATTGGCCCTAAATCTACAATAGTATATGTACCGTTAGTTCTAACTTTTCCATGACCTTTTTCAAAAGAATGAGTAAAACCACCTGCATAACTATAAGACCAAGCTGCAATTTGATTACCTGTAAAATCACTAAATTTTACCGTATCACTAAATGAATCAGGATATAATAATTGAGATCTAAGAGTTGAATTAGCAGGTGTAAAACCACCACTAAATGCACCAGTATGTGTTATTGTTCTAATTAATTTACCTCTAACTTCAAAACCTAATTTATTTGTTAAACCTGTTACGTTATTTTCTCTATCATATTTTAATTCAACATAAGCATAAGCAACATCAGGCATTTCTCTGTTTGCAGCACCACTAGCCCATTTACTACTAAATGATTCCATCTCATTACAACGACCACCATGTGGGTATTTAACAATTCTTAAATTACCATTTAACCAATCATCACTAGTACCGTCTGGGTGTGTTGCATTTGTAACTGTCCCTTGACCGTTTAGTGTTAAATAATAATCATCCCAATGTACTGTGTTAATAGAATCAATTGGGCCTTCACATAATGCAATTAAAAAAGCCATTGTTTGGTTATCGCTACTTATATCCGTAAATATAATTGAGCCATGTATCTTATCCTCACCATATACAACAGGTAATTTATTTGCAGGATCTGTAGGTATTCTTTGTTTAATACCTGGATCAGGTTGTTGACCTCCACCTGAAGGTGCGTCAGGGCCAAATAACTTTTGTGTTATGTAACTAATAGCTAACGATAAAGCAAACCTTAAAATCATTCCTTGTAAGGTCTGTGCCGTAATTGCAGTTATAATAGGTGCTACAGCCATAGTTTATCTCCGTTCATAAGTTCTTTCGATTAATTTAAATCCTAATTTCTCATAATTAACATTTGTTCTATTTGTTAATTTAGCCATTAAGACTCTATCTATTTTGTTTTCTTGTTTTAGTTTAGTAAAATGTTTTTCGTATAGTTTAAACATTCTATAAAATGCTGAACTATTTCTTTTATCTTTATGAACCCAAGTAACTATTGTTACAAGTTCATTTAAAGCAGAAAATATATTTGGATTATTTATTGCCATAATAGAACCAATAATTTTATTATCTTCTTCAGCAACTATAATAACACCTCTGTCTAAACATAATTTTATTAAAGATTCATAATATTGTTCAGTAACAACTAAACCTCTAATTTTAAATTCTTCATCAAATTCTTTTGATGCACTTATCAAAGCCTTTTTACCAGGCTCTATTATCTCTTTACTAGCTATTCTAATATTCATTTTTAATATCCTTAATTTTCTTTACCAAACATTGGATTAAATAACGCCATTGCAGCAACAAATTCCATTGATCTATCACCTGACGAAGTTCTCTTAAACGAACTATCTGAAGTAAATCTTCCGTTCACAGTTCCTAATATTGTTGATAATATATTTTTACATTCTAAATTAACTTTAATTTTACCAAACTCTTGATTCTCTTCTGATACAGAGTGTGATTGTATAACACCCTTCCACTTTATATAAGTACCTGTAACAGGATTGTCTTCATCTAAATCTTGGTTTTCATCGTCCATCCAACCTTGATAAATAGTTACAATACCACCAATACCATTATATTTTTTTAAAATAGGTACAATACTGTTTGGTAAACCATTTAACTCAACAGTTATTTGATTTGTTTTAACATCTTTAGTTTCCTCAACAGCTGTTAAATTTAAAACACCTGCAGCAGGATAAGTTAATGTATTACTACTCTCATGGTATACTTTTAATTTTCTATATGATGTATTCAAACATAAATTATTCTTTTTATTTTCATCAGGTTGAACAATAATAAATTGTACTGGATAAGCTCCAGTTGATTGTGTATCTTGATTTAAAAGATTTCTAGCCATTATAATACCTCCTGAAATTCAAATTTGTCATAAACATATAAATTTTCTTCTTCATCCTTAGGTATAATAGTTACCGCAGGTTTTTTAGTTAACATTAATTTAATATTAATATCAGTACCCATTTTAACTGGATAACTAGATGTAGGAAAACTAGGTTGTATCACTGTACCTAAAGGTTTAATAAAACCTGTTGATGTTTGATTTGCAGAATTTTTATGTTTTACAATATCATATATCTCACTAGAACTATTTGCATTCCATCCACTGTTTGTGTTAAATGCAGCACCTGTATTAATATCGATTGTTTGTATATCCATTGTAAAATCAACAGCACCGCCATTACCTAAATTACTATCAGCAATAGTAATTGTATCTCCAACAGTATGACCTGAACCTGTAGTAACAATAGTTACAGAAGTTACATCACCATTAGCATCAACAACAATATCAAATGTACCAACAGTACCTGACCCTGAACTTGTACCACCAACACCCGTATATGTTCCTGCAGTTCTTAATACATCAGCAACAGCAAAATTATTTACAGCTATATGAGCACCTTCGGCATTTTCACATAATGTTAATGTAGTTAAATCTCCACTTACACTAACACCATCAATTCTTTTTGTAGTATTAGTTTGACTAATAGCATTATTTAAAGTTTGTATATATTCACCTACCGCATAAGTTGCTTGTGCATCTTGTATTATGAACTCTGACCCATTTATTGAAAAAAGTTTATCTCCAGTTACAGTATATTCATTATAGGCTGTAGGTATTGATCCTGTTGGTGTAAACTCTATAACTGTAGGGCTATGCTCAGGCCCATATTGAAAATAAATAAAACCTGAGTGATTTAAATTTGTTTCACCCCAAATTTCAGGTGCAGAGACAGAAGTTACATCATTTAAAATATTTTCTGTTTTAATTCTATGAGTTGAACTATTACCTGTAACACTATTACTATTTAAATAATTATATATGTCAACTACAGTTTGATTTTCTTTAGGAATAATTATTTCAGCATCTGTACCGTCAGCGAATTTTACATAAGTATTATCAACATTTTTAAATTTAATTTTACCATCAACCGAAGGGTTAGTTAAAGCTTGTGTTACATTTATATTATCAAAACTATAAAGTTGATTGGAATATAAAGGTACAGTAAAA